GGGCGCATCATTGTGCCCGTGGACCCGCAGCAAAGCGTTGTGCAACAGGGCTTTGTCTATCAGCTCGCAGAGCGTGTCAAGTCCGACATTTTGTGTTTGGACAGGCTTTGGACCGTTCGGACACACACTGGCAAAAGTGTCAGCTTTCACATGGTTTACCCGCACACGGAGGGCAGTAACTTGAGTGCCCTGATGACCGCTGCAGAGCACAGCGCCTTTCCCGTCATCTTCATGTCCAATGACGACCTTTTCTGCATGAACCATGGGGACCAAGGTGCGCCGCTGTTTGGCCAGGGCACACGCTACTGGATTCGCGACATCGCAAAGTGGGATTTGAACCAGAGTATGCCGTTCTTTGAAGGCAGCGGCCGCTTTCTCGAGGCCTCAGGGTTTCCTGCGCACGTAGTGGAAGAGATTACCTCCACACCTTCGGCGCCCATTAAAACCTCTTGCACCAGCAAGTTTGTGGTCCGCCCATTGCCCCAGATGAGCACGGGCACCGCCACCACACACTTGTTGGGACAGCTGCACCACTGCCAAATTGTTCTGGCCGCAGCGTATTGGGAAGTGAGTTATGAGACCATGTTTCGCCTTCTGGGCATGCCGCCTCCGACAGGCTTGGACACCGACTCGCGGTATGACTGCGATTTTCTTAAAGGCGTCCCCCTGCGCAACCTGGAGGGCGGCCTCACGTGGACCAATCTGCCCCCGGTGAACAAACTCGGCAAGACGTGCCTTGATCCAGCGCTCATCGCTCCGGCGGTGCCGGCGCAGCATCGCCATGTGGTTGTTTTGGCAGCAGTGTGTGAGTCGTTTCGACGCTATCCGCGCAACATGCCCGTTGTGGCAAGCTATTTCGACATGGTTGACCGTTTGGTCCTGGCCTCAGGTTACGGCCACGTCGTGGAAGAGCTGCGCGCAGGTGTCAAGGGCGACCGAAACGTCACCGAAGACTTCATGTTCAAAGCGTTTTCCGCTGGGCCGCTGGTCACAGAAGACGAGTGCTTTGACTTCTTTGAGCACCGGTATGACATCCTGCCGGGGGACATTCGTTCGTGCGAGCGCATGTTGGACGCCTACAACGGCCCACTGCCCGTCCTTTTCTCTCACTCCGTGTTTGCGCGGATGAGGGAGGTTGATTATCCTGCCGAGTGATCGGCGGGTTTGGGGCGCCGACCCCGTCAACAACCGAGCACCGGGGGGTGGTAAGACACCTCCCACCAGGATCAGAAATATTTTCAACTTCACTCAACAATCCCTGCAATATGTCATCAAAGAAGACAGCCGCCGCAAAAGCAGCAAAGGCAGCCGCTAAAGCTGCTGCTCAGCAAGCAGCTCAACTCGCTCAGAAGAAGGCCGCCGTACGCGCAGCGCGTCAACGCGGCCGCGCCATCAAAGCCGAGCGCGAAAGCGCACAGTCCCGTGAGATCAGAGACTCCAACCCCGTGTCCAAGCAGATGGTCGACATGGACCGTAAGCTCAACCAGCGTTTCGTCGTGCCGGTTGGCGCCGCCACTTGGAGCAAGCCGTCCCGCAACGGCAGTCCGGTTCTCCGCGGAGCCACCCAAGCATATTTGGACGCCATGGCAAAACCGTTCGACGTGCTCAACGCGCGCAGTTCCGTCAACTACAACCCTGTGCCATCTCTGTTCGTCACCCCCGGGCGCACCACAGCCACCACCGACCTTGCTGTCAACGCCGGCCAAGCGTCTGGACTCATCTTGGCCCCGGGCCATGGCGGAGTCTATGGCATAGCTGCCGGTGGAGGCCTCGGGCCCATGGACGGCAACTCGTACCACTCCCAGTTGCAAAACATTGGAGTCACCCCCACACTCTACAGCATTGGCCCCATTGCTGTTAGCGGAGTCGCCGGCCACATGGGAGGCTTCACATACACCAGCACGACCGGAGGCCTCAACGCTTTGCCCACTGGTTCCAACATCGCCGGCATTGTCCCGTTGGCCTATGACGTTCTGCTGCCTTACAACTCGGTTGTGGGTGGCGGTTCGCACTCACGCTGGAAGTTGGTCTCAGCAGGCATTCGCATCACAAACACCACTGTCCTCGGAAGTCGAGAGAGTGAGATTGTGGTGATTCAGCCCCAGCTCCGCAGCAACGTTGTCACCGGTGCGGCCGTTCAAAGCATGGCAAACAATCCGTCCTACAGCTTCAGCACCAAAGCCTTTAACGGCGTCCTTGAGATTCCTTGGATCCCGCGCGTCGAAGACATGGCCTTTTGGCACACTGCCACCACCACCGTGGCCCAAAACTCGTATGAGTGGGCCGGTCTCATCGTGCACATCCCAAACCCCACAGCCGTGACCCAGAACTACCACTTTGAAGTGATCTGGAATTGGGAGTTGGCCGGAGAATCCCTGCTCGCTGTCAGTGCCCCTGCCAGCCATTCGCCCGCAGACAAGCAGATCCTTGAGCCTGCCCTGGCCGTTGTGCGAGCCTCCGACTCGCATAACCCTGCCGTGGCTTTGCCCCGCATTGCCAACGCCCTCAATGAAGTGCGCGTCGGTCGCGACAAAGGCATGGACATGTCAGAGGTTGTGCTGAAGCACGCCACTGCTGTTGGCTCCATCCTTGCAGAAAAAGGCGTGAAAGCCCTTATGGGAATGTTAGCCTGATCCCCCGTTTTCATTGTAAAACCACAAAGTGGTGTCTGGAAACCAAAACAAAAACTCTAGGGCCGAAGGGCCCCCCTGTTTCAAAGACAAGC